CATCGCTCTCTATAACAAACTTTGGCGTATTTACAGCTAACTTTCCCCACGTAATCTTTTCGTTCGGCACAGCGCCGCTATATGAGCCGTATGAGGTTGTACTATCTGATATTTGGCAGAAGTATGCCCAAACAGGGGTATCTTTCTCTTTCATTTCCTGCGATAAGAACGGAACAACGCATATAGGGAAGTCCCCGGCAATCCCGCCGCCAATTTGGAAAAATCCCATACCTTTTCCATTCTTACGATACCATTCAGCAAGCCATATAAAGTAATCAACGCCACCCTTAACAATATTTACTTCACACTCTTTACGCATCACACAAGCTGCAAACATATTCCCGGCGCTGCTATCTTCCCATCCCGGAACTACTATCGGTATATTCTTTTCAGCCGCCGCGAGCATCCACGAGTTTTTGGGGTCAATCTCGTACTGTTTCTTCATATCACCGCTTAAAAGCAGTTCATACATATATTCATGCGGAAATTTTGGCTCTTTGGAATTATGCCATAGTTTACTCAAATGTTCTTCCATCCATTTCATAGCCGAACCATCCGGGATGCAGGTATCAGTTACACGGTTAAAACCTTTTTTAAGCAGGTCTTTTTCGTCCGGCGCAGATAGGGTACGGTAATCCGGCTCACGCTTATAATGGCTATGAGCCACCAAATTCATTATATCTTCTTCTAAATTAGCCCCAGTACATGATATGATTTGTACCTTATCCTGTCGTATCATTTCAGCCAACGACACACCCAATTCACCTGTTGACATTGCCCCGGCAAGCGTAATCATCATTTTACCACCCTTGTCGATATGCTCTACATAGGCTTGCGCGGCTTCAACGGTAGCCACAGCGTTAAAGTGCAGGTAATTATTCACCATAAACTTAGAAACGGGGCCTTTTGCTAAAGACTTTTTTTCTTCCGGCTTTTTTGCCCCGGCTTTCTCTAATGCGTCTGTCGGGTTCATGCTGCTTGCTGTTGATTAGGTTGTGGTGGTTGCTGTTCCGCCTGCACTTCTTGCTGGTCTGCGTCCTGCTGCATGTGTATAGCATGTACGGTTAACTGTTTTTCACTTTGGTCTACAATACCGAAACCATCCATGATAATAGGCGGCAAATCTGTCCATTTAGCGCCGGGTTGCGCCATAAGGCTTTTTGCAATTTCTGCTTTAATAATACCGACGCTTTTCAGGATTTCAATTTCTTTTGTATTTTCTGCCTTAGCGGCTTCTTCCTGCATTAGCAAGTCATGTTTAAACTGCATGGTCTGCCTATCCTGTTCGCCCTTTGCCTGCGCTGCCGCTTCTGCGGCTTTGGTGTTATCTTCATTGTTCTGCTTCGCCAATTCGGCGGCTTCCCGAATACGCCTGTTGATACGCGCACCCAACATATAAGAGGCGTAATCCACATCGATAACCGCACGTTTACGAACTTCCATTGCGTCGGCAACAGTTATTTCTTTTTTCTTAATGGCATCTGTTAAATTCTGTTCTAAGAACAATTGCGCAGAGTCATCCACTATTGCGGTTAACTGGATATTAAAGGTAGTCCTGTCAAAATCATCGTCCGCTTCCACCTTAATATATTCAACCTTTCCGTCACCCAATGATTTGCGGTAGCCATCATAATAACGGTTATTTTTCTTTCCAAACACCAATATATCCCAACCGCGTAATTGTGCCAGTTTAGCTGTACGGGTTAGAATATTCAAATAAGAATTGTAGATATAATTGGATGAACTTTCGCCTGTTTGTTTGGCTTGTTTAACTACTTCCTGACTGACAGCCTGATTAGTTATTTGCCCCTGCGCCAAATTGTTGTCCCCCGTAATTTTCATTAAGGTATCAAACTCTGCGTTCCATTCCTGCCTTAATTGCTCTAATTTGCCTGAAAATGGCACGTTATTTGGTGTGATAGATTCCCTGCGTTTTTCCAAACCACCATCGTCTATCAGCTTCCAAAAACCAATACCTGTTTGCTTCTTTATCTTGTACAGCGCAAATGGGCTTAAAACACCCTGTCCATTACCAATATCCACATCGGACATGGTAGAAATGTCCACATCGTAACCGTCCGGCATGGCTGCTGCGATAATAGCCTGTTGTTTCAGGTCGATCAGCTGCATCTTTTTGATGGACGGTATCATGGTTTCCACCAATGGCTTATTCACCATTTTATGATTGCCATACATATAAACCACGTACGAGGAAACTACTTCCTGTAAATTTTCCTGCGGCTTAACCATGTTTTTAGACAAACCCCATTCCAAAACATAAGCCCACGGCTTTTCTTCATCTTCGTCGGTCGTACCCGCGTCGGCAACCATTACACCAGTATAAGTTACTTCGTAGGCATTGCTCTGAATGATATTTTCAGGTGGTACGTTTTTGGTATTTTTGTTTAACGGGTCAAGCTTCTCCTTGCCGTACTCATTTTCCCATGTACGGTATTTCAGGTCATAAAGTGTCTTGCACTCCAACTCTATTAATTCAATTCGCCATCCATCATAAGGACGGGCAAGTGCTGTCGTGTATGCCTGTGTCCACCCGTAGCTGAACTCATCGGGGTTTCCGCACCTGCTAACATGACGTGACGCAAGATTGAAAAGTTGCTGTTCGCTGATTTTACCGGGATATTTTAGGCGGATATAAGCAATACTTTCAGAGTAAACCTCACCTATATATTGCCAATCCCTAAAGTCATTCCATTTACAGTAAGAGGTGATTAAGTTTTCGGGCTGTATGAAGCGTATTTTGATACGCCCGTTTGCATCGATATAGGTTTTTGTCCCTGCAAAACCGCAGCAACGCAGGTCATCTAATATACGCTGCTTAATGACACCCGACATATCATTATCATAGAACACGATGTTTATCAGTTCCTGCATGATAACTTCTTCGCGCTCTTTGTAATTATAGCCGAACTCTACCTCTACTTCTTCTTCGGTTTCGGGGTCGTTTTCTTTGTAGTCTTCAATTTGGACTCCAGCATCTCTTTGAAGCGCTTCGATCTTGGGTCTTTCTTTGAGCTTAAATTTAGCATTGTCTTTCGCTTTTTTCTTTTTTTCTGTTGTATATGGGTCTATGGCATTGCATGATATTTTTTCGACACGCTGGTTATAACGGTCATCCATACGCATTAAAAACGGTATGGCTATCGGCAACGGCTCATAAATTAATTGTATTACACTATCCTCACCGTCCAAATCAAGAATATCCTTATACTCCTGCATGGGCTGACGACCCATTGCGAATGAACGGTTGTAGTCAAACCTTGTCTGCCTGCCCGACCTTGTTTCACCGTTATAGCCAGTGTTCCAGTTATTATAGGCAGCCTGCATAAAATTAAAACCAAACTCCGGCGAGTCCTTTTCACTGTCGTTACTAAGTATGTTTGGCAGGAAGTTTATACCGCTTAATCCCATGTGGTAAATATATATATTTTAATAATATGTTTTTGAGCGCTTCAATTTCATAAACTGGCGCGGTGTAATCTCTATTTTTTCGATTTGCTGCCACTCACGCAAACCCATCAAAGCGTAACCGAAAGCCATACAAGCGTCATAGTCAGTACGTTCTTTTATATCGAATTTCAGCATATCTTTCAATAAGCGAAGGAAACGTATTTTCTTCATGTTAAACTTGGCATACTCAATCATTTCGGTCAGGTGCTGTTCCATGTATTCCTTGCCGGATGGGTGAATACCATAAGCCTCGGAGCCGTTTGCCCGCTTACACGTTACCAAATATCCAAAAAGTTTCGGACTTTCCAAATCTGCTGCCAGCCTATGCCGTATGGCATAATCTTCCCAATCTGTCGGGGCGCGTTCGGCAAGCATTTTGATGCCAAAATATTCTAATCCCCAGTAGATTTGGTCGTGGAAATCTTCTTTAGTTGTCGGCCTGCCTAAAAACATGGCTATGGGGCGATATGAATTTTCGGGGTCAAGCGCGTTGTAGCGCGACATAATAATCAAACAAGCATCCGAACCGGGGTCTACCGGGTTTTTTGCATTAGCATAAGTATCAAGCCCACCGCAACCCAATATGGTATTGGATGGGCATTTAATGCTATGCTTGTATTCGCTTTGGTTGTTATCCTTACAGAACTCCAAAAAGTACCACATGCCTTTTTTGTCGTCTACCGGGTGTTTTTCGCCATTGCTGCGCTTTTCCATTGACATACGGCGACCGTTTTCCTGCTGACCGAGTAAAAGACATTCCGCTTCAACTACGGCGATTTGTTCGTTCAGGTCGTCTAAATCAAAGTTACAACGGTTATTTGCGCCACGGAAAACTTCCTGCCATGTGAATGGATATTTCCTGATTTGTTCAGCCAATTGCTCCGGGTCATTCTCAAGAGCCTTACGGTTAATCTCCAAATATTCCTTTGCGCCTATATAGGGATTAGGACAAGCTGGTTTCCCCGTTGATTTATCAATAACCGTTTTTAGGTATTCTGTCTGTGCTTTTGTTGGTGTACCGATAATACTTTCACCATATTTACCCACATAGCCGTAAAGCCCCCTGTATCCCTCAAAAAAGAAGCGCATCAACCGGGTTTGTGTCCTGCCTAATGCGTCTTTTTTGCCGTTTACATGGTCAGAGCCATCCCATAATATTCTAAAGTTATCACCACCTTCGTCGCCTTTATTTACGGTACTGAATACAGATATATGCCCCACAAGCGATGTTCCGACATAAACCGTTTCCAAAACCTTTGAGAAAAGCATTACAACCGAAACCTTGAGCCATTTCGCCGCTTCGTCAATGGTCATGTGGCGCTTGCGGGATTGGTCATAAGCATTTAAAGACGTGCCACGAAAGTCAATACGGTTATTTTTGCCTTTATCAGCAGATACAGATGTGGTGTTTTTTGCTTTTTTGGCTATGAATATTTCGCTTTCTGTTACTTTTTTAAGTTCAGGCATTAAGAACGATGGCAAATTTTCCAGTCCGTTCTTAACGAAATAGAACATTTCCTGCGCGTCAACCTCTGTTTTGGATATAATACCCGATAGGGTATTTGATTCGAGCAGTCCAATCAATAACTTAATAGATGCCGACATGGACGACAAACCGACACGCCGTCCCTTAATGCCAATATCGCCAACGTGTACAGGGTCGTTTTCGGTTAGTTCAAAGAAATAGAAATACTCAAGGCAGACATCTTTGTATTCAGGGTAGTAGCCCTCCTGTAACACAAACCATTGGAAGAAGAAGTAACACCAATTATTAAAATAAGTTGGCGTACCATTAATCATCACCCACGTACCAACATGGAGCCTTTCTATTTCTTCATCAAGCCATTGGTTTTGTTCAGGTGTCCATCGGGATTGAGGAGCATCCCAATCGAATTTTTGGTAAGTTAAATCACGGCTCCATACTTGGTCTGCTTTGGGTAAGTTTGAACCACGGATAGTAGAAATTTCAGGAACTACCGGGGTGCGGTAGGTTAATCCCTGAACTTCAATACTAATCCTCTTTTGAGCCATTTATTTTAGCCTTAATCTTTTTACTTCTTTCCTCGAAAGTATTTCCCCCGGTAGATTCACCTTCCTGAACTTCTTCGGGGTTAGTAATACTTTCAAAAAGTTTAAATTTAGGCATAATTTCAACAGCTTTTACAACACTATCCCACGTTCTGGTATCGACGGGTATTTCAGGGGTTTTACCCTCTGCCAAAGTCGTTAGATTCTTAGCCTGCAATTCAATGACCTTATCAATTGCATCCTGCAACTTCTGAACCGGGGATTTTTTATCTTTTGCCACCTTTTTCGAGTGCTATTTTTAACTTATTGTCATAATACTCCTTAAATTCCTTTATCAGTTGCTTGCCTTTTATGGTAAGCTGATAGTCTGAAATATTTACGTGTATTAGCAACCCTTGCTTGCATAAATCCTGACGCTTACGGTAAAGATATTTTACATCCTTTGTCACGCCCCAAAGCATTGCGTCTTCAATTGTCAGCCTCGGATAAATATCGTACAACAAAATAATAACAACTGATAAATTCTGTATTTTGTACCTCCTGTGAAACTCCGCAATAATGCCATGAGCAAATATGCTTTGGTACATTCTTTTGTCCCGCATACATATCTCATTAATTATCTTACGCGTGTAAGTTTGTCTTTTTATTACATAAGTCATAATGTTGCAAATGCTTCGCCCAATCGCATGATGATATAATCTTTACCTTCAATA